CCGCGTTTCGAAGTTGTGCCCTTGAGCATATCCGTCTGTGGTCTACTATCTTCTATTCCTTCAAAGGATTTTAAGGGACGTATGGGTTACCGCCTTTAGGGGCGATTACCCAACCGCATCCAGATATGTGGCAAAGTCCATACTGGGTAGAGGTACCAGAATTTGTGAAAATTTTCTGGAGACTTCTCCGGCGTATGGGCGCATCACTTAGTCCGCACTTCGGGATAAAGAATCTCTTCTTCACCTCAAAGGCGGGGCCTAACCACCCAAATTCGGTTCTCGGGAGCGGGCTCGATGCTTACGCATGGACCCTACAACCTCGAAACCTTATAAGGGAGTGGCTCAAAGCAACGGGTCAAGATACACTCCTTCTAGATTTTCGGAAGATATCCAAAATGGTTCCACTCTTGCAGTTTATCGGGTTGACAGCCGGTAAACCAGTTTATCGTTCCGACGGAACGATACGCAAGTGGGTGCCCGTCGATTTGACGGATCTCACTCTCGGGCGTCTGCATGCTCTTTACGAGCCGGCAGGTAAAGTCCGAGTGATTGCCATTGTGGATTACTGGACGCAGGCAGTATTAAAGCCTGTTCATGACTGGATGTTCAGTGTCCTGAAACTGATCCCAACTGATGCTACTTTTGATCAGGAGGGAAAAGTTAAGGAGTTTGCAGCTCGAGGTTACGACGATATTTATTCGTTAGACCTCAAAGCAGCCACTGACACCATACCCATGGACTTGTATATAAGTCTGTTTCGTCCTATCTTCGGTGATCACCTAGTAGAGCTTTGGAAAGCTTTGCTGACTGATCGTGACTTCATGATGCCTAAAGAGCTCATTGAAAAAGGAACCTACTTCCATGGAACACGGCTGGCAGCCGTAGTCCAATATGGATTTAGGGGCCTCCTCACTAAGCTTGCAGGGGATCGTGTCGTACGCTATGGCACAGGGCAGCCGATGGGCGCCTTGTCGTCGTGGTCTTCTATGGCCCTCGTACATCACTTACTGGTTCAATTCTCCGCGTGGACCCTCGCCGAGGGTCGCTACGTTGAATTCAACTGGTTCGAGAGGTACTTGGTACTTGGAGATGATGTCGTCATTGCTGATATTGCGGTAGCGGAACGGTACCAGTCAATCCTCGCCTCTTTTGGAATCACTGTCGGCTTAGCCAAATCATTCATCTCCCAAGATGGAATGTTCAACTTCGCCAACCAGTCTTTCCTTAGAGATGACAATATATCCCCCCTTTCTTTACGCGAAGAGGTAGGAATTGATTCCTTACCTTCTCGTGCTGAACTTGCTCTTAGAGCGGTTCGGAGAGGTTGGTTAGATTTGTCCAGAGGCAATTGGTTAGGTCCCTTACTCAAACTGTTTATCACTCCTCAGTTATACCAGGAGGTTACAAACGATTTGAAAGAAGGACGTTGTCACCCCATTGTGAATTGGGTCACAGCGGCACTGTTCGTTCCTGGGACCGGAAAATTTTCCAGTCTTGGGATCCGATCAGTTTCCATTACAACTTTCCTGGCGTGTTTAACGCGAAAGGTTAGTTTGTGGAATAAACCGCTGGCGGCCCTCAATTCGGAGGTGAGAGATGCGACGAGAGACGCTCTTGTACTTTCTATAGTGGTGAAAACCTCTGATAGATTGTATACTGAGTTTCTCAAGTCTCGGGAACAACTAAAGGAGTTCGAAACTTGGCTTGTCGGTCAGACCTCCGTGTCTGTAGAATACGTTCTTAAGAATGTGTTCGAACAGCAACGGGAGTCTGCACTGACGCGTTGGGCGAAGGATCATCGAACCTTCGTCAAAACGCTCCAAGTTTCTTGTCGCATTAGGGGGATGGATGTGAAACTGCTAGAGTTCATCCTCGAGATGGATATCGACTCAATTATGGCCAGACTGGCCCTAGCTGAACGCGAGATTCCACGAATTCCAGATTTCTCCAAAGCTGATGCTTCTGCTTTAACACAGCGAACATTGGCCTCAGAGGATTCTCTGGATCGCTTCCTCAAGGTCGCGAAACTTCTAGGGACAATTGATAGCGTGGCAGTACCCACTCCTGGTCGCGGGAACGTCTCGATTCCTATCGGAAACGAGGGGATTCCCACAACAAAAACAAGACCTCACTAATAAAGTGGAGCTTCATTGCTTTATTCCAGAGGGTACTACTGGTTACCAAAGTACTGG